GCAATATAAAGAAAGCACATGCTAAAGGTGCAACTCCTAACAATCAATCTTACGATTGGGGAAAAGAAGGTGGCTACGGTGATGCAAGTAATCCTGTAACTAGAAAAAAGGGCATGGCCGAAGGCAGTCGTGCTCGTCGCTTGCGTGAAGCCAGTGAAATTCAACAAGCTCAAGTGGTCCTGGCCGCACAAGACATGGTGGACCAAGTTCAAAAGATGAGTGAACAAGTCAGTGCTATGCAGTTCAAAGACCTGCCTGCCCTGATCGATCAAATCAAGAATGAAGTTGGTGTTGACCAAGCTACTCAATTCAACGGTGATGCCAGTGCCGCACTCAGCGGCCTGTTACAAAACCTCAGTGGTGCCAAGCAACAGTTGGAAGCTGCACTTGGTGTAGTCACAGGACAAGCCCCACAAGTTCCAGGCGCTGATATGACTGCACCTGCACCTGGAGAAGAACAAGTTGATATTGATACTGAAGTTCCAGTGCCAGGTGGCGAAGAAGATATTGATGCTGAAATGGATGCCAATCTTGACAGCGGTCTAGGTCGTGAACGTAGATAATGTTGATACGAGAAGTAGCTGAACTCAACAGCGGACCTGATACAAAAAAACTGGCTGCATTAAGCCAGTTTTTGCTTGGCCGTAGCCAAGATGAAGCTGCCTCAAAACAAATCAGCCAACAGGCCTTTATTGATGCTGCCAAGAGCCTAGGTGTTAATGTTACTCCAGACAACTTGGGCGATTTAATTAGTCAAGAACCCTTAAGCAATATACTAGAGCCACTGGAACCCAATTCTGGTGTGGTTCGATTCAAAGGCAACACCGAAGCCGAAACTGGCATGAGTGTGGACCAAGCTAGAGCCGTAGTAGACTCCAATGCCAAAGCGGCATTAAAACGTCGCCAGTAATTACACAAGTCGTAAATATCTAACATCACTTAATCATTAGGTGATGCTACTACACTATGAAAAAACACTTATTCTCAAAACTTGAGTTCTATATAACAAATGTCTGCAATTTAACTTGCGAAGGTTGCAATCGTTTCAACAATTATTCATTTGCTGGTTGGCAACGTTGGAGTGACTACGAAGCCGATTATGCCAAATGGGCCGAATACGTAGACGTTGATAAGATAGTAATACTCGGTGGTGAACCATTGCTTAACCCAGACATACTGGATTGGGTGTATGGTATAAATCGCATATTTAAAAGAAACGTGCAGATACTGTCAAACGGCACACGCCTAAACAATGTAAAAGGACTTTATGAAGCCCTACAAGCCAATGGCAATTGGATGGGTATCAGCTGGCATAATCCCAATAACATTGACGAATTTGAAACAGAGGTTCACCGGTTCCTTCAAGGAACAATTACAAAGATAGAAAAAAATGATCCCCGTAATGTATTTGGGTCTGACATTACATGGATTGACCAAAACGGAGTTGCTATTCCGCTATGGATACAGTATGATTTTTACGACAGTGCAATTCAACGTGACCAAACCGGTAAGTTCACACTGCACAACAGTAGACCGCATGTGGCTCACAACAGTTGCGGATTTCGCATACACAAAAATTACCACATGATCAAAGGCCGGCTGTATAAATGCGGACCAGCTGCGCTGTTTCCAGAGTTTGATCAACAACACCCGTTTGATATTTCAGATGCGGATAGAGCTATTTTAAATTCGTATCGACCTTTGTCGCCATATGAGTATCCAGAACGTGGTGCAGAGTTTTTGGCCACAATCGATGAACAACTGACCATGTGTAAATTTTGTCCAGAAAGTTTAGAGTATAAAAATAGATTATTTGCGGTCAGTAAAAATCAAGCTCGAAAACAATATACCTTAGAACCAGTCGTATAATTCGTTCAAAAAAGTTGTAAATACAATACTTGTATGTTATAATACAGGATAGGAGATATAAATGGCATATTCAGACAAAGTAATTGATCACTATGAAAATCCACGCAACGTGGGCAGCTTTGCCAAAGACGAAGAAGGCGTTGGAACCGGTATGGTCGGAGCTCCGGCCTGCGGTGACGTAATGAAACTGCAAATCAAAGTAGATTCTGATGGTATTATTCAAGACGCCAAGTTCAAAACATACGGATGCGGGTCAGCTATTGCATCAAGCAGTCTTGTCACAGAATGGGTCAAAGGCATGCACATTGACAAGGCACAGGCTCTTAAAAACAGCGAGATTGCTGAACATCTTGCACTACCTCCAGTAAAGATCCATTGCAGTATCCTGGCAGAAGATGCTATCAAAGCCGCAGTGGCAGACTACAAAAACAAACATCAATGATATCAGTCACTGAGATAGCCGCTAAAAAGATTGTGTCTAATTTAACCAAACGTGGCCAAGGCGTAGGCATCCGTCTGGGTGTAAGGACTACTGGTTGTTCTGGACTGGCGTATGTGTTAGAATATGTTGATGCTATTAACGCAGAAGACCTTACAGTTGAACAAGATGGTTTTGTTGTAGTAGTCGATCCCAAAAGTTCAGCGTACCTAAATGGCGTCGAAGTAGACTATGTGCGCCAAGGCCTTAACGAAGGTTTTGAATTCAATAACCCCCTTGAACGAGACCGTTGTGGATGCGGAGAAAGTTTTAGAGTTTGAAAATTAAATTTATCAAATATTTTATGGACATAGCTCAGCGCACTGCCGAGCTCAGTCATGCCCGTAGATTACATGTTGGCGCTATTGTAGTCAAAGATGATAGAATTATTTCTATCGGCTACAACGGCATGCCCGCCGGTTGGGACAACAACTGCGAAGATGAAATCAAATGGCCCAATGGTGACATAAAATTTCTTACAACCAAACCCGAGGTATTACATGCCGAAACCAATGCGATTGCGAAGCTGGCTAGAAGTGTTGAGTCTGGCCTCGATAGCGATCTTTTTGTTACTCACAGTCCTTGTTTGGATTGCGCCAAACTTATACATCAGGCTGGGATTAAACGAGTTTACTTCGGCAGTGCTTATCGCGATAGTGCCGGGGTGGATTTCCTACGAAGCTCGGGTGTAGAGGTAGAACAAATTAATGTATAATCCAAAGTTTAACTATCATACGTTAAGTCGCACCAGCGAAGAAGGCAAACGCTTGTATTCTACACCCGACGGCAGTCGAGTTCCTAGTGTTACAACTATCTTGGACAAAACTAAACCGGCTGAAGCAAAAGCTGCACTGGAACAATGGCGCAAGAATATAGGCCATGCGAAGGCACAGCAGATCACCACAGAAGCTGCCAATCGCGGAACACGTATGCACACCTACTTGGAACATTATGTAAAAAATAATGAACTAAAAGAGCGTGGAACAAATCCGTTTGGTTGGGCCAGCCATGCCATGGCACAGACTGTGATCGAAGATGGACTTGTAAATGTCGACGAGTTCTGGGGAGTAGAGATTCCTTTGTATTTTCCCAAGCTGTATGCCGGAACTACGGACTGTGTGGGCATACACAAAAAAGATGAAAGTATTCTAGACTTTAAACAAACCAACAAGCCCAAACAAGAAGCCTGGATCACTGATTACTACTTACAGCTAGTGGCCTATGCTCTAGCACACAATGAAGTCTACGGCACAAACATACGCAAAGGTGTAGTTCTTATGTGTGTTAAACCCCCTGTTGATGACATGGGCAATCCGCTTGCCCGTCCTGTTTATCAAGAATTCATACTAAAACCTGAGGATTTTGACTACTGGGCAGACCAATGGTGGCGCCGTTTAGAGCAGTATTACCTACAGGCCTAAACAGCTAAATACTGAATAGAATTCAAGGAAGACTAAATTGGCCATTGTTCAAATATCTCAAATTACAAACCGTAAGGGTTTGGCAGAAAACTTACCACAACTAGCCGGTGCAGAGTTTGGTTGGAGTACCGACACACGTCAGCTTTGGATTGGTAATGGCACCTTGGAAGACGGCGCACCAGTTATTGGCAACACTGAAATATTAACAGAATTCAGTGATATTTTAAATTTCTCCACAACCTACACTTACAAAGGGTTGGCTGCTGGCTACGCAGTGCAAACTGGTCCTACTGCTGGTACGCCAATTGATTTGAGTTTACAAAGTTGGCTTGATCAATTTGCCAGTGTCCTAGATTTCGGCGCAGTAGGTGACGGTTCTACTGATTGCACTGATGCAATCAATCGTGCATTGTATCAATTATACTGCCGAGAAGTTAATCCACAAATTCGTCGTAGTTTATTTTTCCCAGCTGGTGTATATAAAGTAACCGGCACTATTAATATTCCTCCGTATGCTACCTTGTATGGCGAAGGTGCTGATAACTCTGTAATTTCATTGGCCTCGGGCGCTGCCTATGCGGCGCAAACTGCCGACAGCCTGCAACAAACAGGAGTCAACATTGGGTCTGGCGGAACAACTCCACCACAAGATATTACTATTACTAACCTTGGATTCCAAAGTGCTGACCCGACTGCCAGTGTATTCTTAGTTGGCCAGGCCACTAACTGTCGTTTTTTGAATGTAGGATTTAACGGTCCACTAACAACTACTGACTTAACCGTAAACACCTACGCTACCAAAGCTGTAGATTTTTATACAACTGCCGCTTACTCATGCGAACAAATAGTGTTTGATGGATGTATGTTTGACGGAACAGTTTATGGAATTAATACCAATGATGAAGTTCGTGGTGTTACTGTTTCAAATTCTCAATTTAATACATTATACCAAGGTGTTGTGTTAGGAACAAGTGCTCCGCCACTGGTTGCTCCAACGGGTATACGTATTACCAATAACTTTTTTAATAACATTTATGCTGAAGGCATAATTTTTGGACAGTATTCTAATTTGAATGCATCGGCACAAAATATTTTCTATGATGTTGGAAATCATTTCTCAGGGTCCACAGCAGCTACTCCTGTTGTTACCTTTAACAATGGCAACAATGTCAGCATTAGCGATCTATTTGATCGCACGGATGCAATGGCCGCTGACTATCCTAGAGTATCTCTAGCCGTGCCAATCAATGTTGTGGCCTCTACCAACGGTTCGCAGATTGTAGTGGCTACAGGAACTTATGTTAGACAAAGCGGATCGCAGACTGAATTGCTCAATGCTGACACCGACACAGTAGCCGAAGTGTCTACACTTCAAGCAACTGCATTTGAAATAAATTATAAAATTACACGCAATGACCTATACCGAGTTGGCACCATGGTCGTTGCTTCGGATGCTGCAGGTCCAACTTGGTCAGATGACTATGTCCAAAATGGCGATACTGGCATAACTTTGTCAGTCAGTCAGACTGACACTACCTTAAGTGTAATATACAGTGCTAGCAATACTGGTATCAACGGGATAATCAATTATTCTATCAACTACCTAGCCTGATTCGATGTGGCCTGTAACTTTTGATAATAGGCTCGAGGCCTGGGTTGATCTCCGCAGTCGTTGCCAAACTCTTGATTTAGAAACTTCTTTAACTGCCATTAATTCTTGGTGGTTCAATGCCCCTTGGCAACCTTACTACTTACATTGGGACGACCAAGCAGATTGGCCAGATCCCTGGCAACTTTTGAGTGATAACACCTATTGTGAGCTTGCTCGCGGGCTAGGAATACTGTATACTATAAGTCTACTTGATCGTGCGGATATGGCCGATGCAGAGCTGGTTTTGACTGAAGATGGTACTAATTTAGTCCAGGTAGCAAAAGAAAAATATATACTTAATTGGACGAGAGATTCAATCGTAAATAACAAACCCAAAGTTAAAACCATTCGACGGTTTAAAAAAACCCAAGTTACGTAGTAAAAATTAAAATTAAAACACGAAAGTTAAAAGATGCAGATAAGCGTAGTTAAAAGAAGCGGGCTAAAAGAGCCACTGCAAATTGATAAATGGCAGGCACAAGTAGCAAAAGTATGTAAAGGAATTGCTGATGTCAGTCAGAGCATGATAGAGATCAAAGCACAATTGCATTTTTATGATGGTATCACCACACAAGAAATTGACGGCATTACACTGCGAGCCATTGTAGATTTAATCGACGTGGAATCAAACCCAGATGTTGGACATACCAATTACCAATATGTAGCAGGCAAGCAACGTCTCAGTATGTTGCGTAAAGATGTGTATGGAACCTACACTCCTCCGCATCTGTATGAAATTGTAAAACGGAATGTGGCCACAGGTCTATATACTAACGAACTTCTTAATTGGTATACCGAAGAAGATTGGAATCGCATGAATGAAATGCTGGATCATGACAAGGATGAGCAATACAGCTATGCCGCAATTGAACAGTTGATAGAGAAGTATTTGGTACGCAATCGTGCGACAAAGGAAATTTATGAAACTCCACAGATTAGATACATGGTTGCGGCAGCAACTGTGTTCCATCGAGAAGAGCCGAATAGTGCAAGGATGCGTTACATTAAAGAATATTATAATGCTGCTAGTGATGGCTTGTTTACTCTTGCGACTCCTGTTCTGGCTGGATTGGGAACACCAACAAAGCAATTTAGTTCTTGTGTTCTTATACGTAGTGACGATGATCTCGATAGTATTTTTGCCTCAGGAGAGATGATGGCCAAGTATGCGGCCAAGCGAGCCGGTATTGGCTTGGAAATTGGACGTCTACGCCCATTAGGTGCCCCCATTGGCGGTGGTGAAGTCATGCACACCGGCATGGTACCATTCCTAAAGAAGTGGTTTGGCGATTTGCGTAGTTGCAGTCAAGGAGGTATTAGAAATGCTAGTGCTACAGTTTTTTACCCTATCTGGCATTATCAGTTTGATGATCTTATTGTGCTTAAAAATAATCAAGGAACTGAAGAAACCCGAGTAAGGTTTATGGATTATGGCGTTGTTCTCAATGCCTTGTTCTGGCGCAGATTCAAAAACAAAGAAACGATTACTTTTTTTGATCCTAACGAAGTGCCGGATCTTTACGAAGCATTTTATAATGACACAGCTCGATTTGAACAACTTTATGTCAAGTACGAAAAACGCAAAGACCTACGCACCAAGACCATGGCCGCAGAAGATGTGTTCAAAGGTGGCATCTTAAAAGAACGCACCGATACAGGACGTATCTATCTAGTATTCATTGACAATGTTATGAACCAGGGTCCGTTTGACCCTGAATACCACACAATTTATCAAAGTAATCTCTGTTGTGAAATACTATTACCTACAAAATCTTTTAAACGTCTGGATGACGATGCTGGCCGTATTGCTCTTTGCACACTCGGCTCGATCAACTGGGGAGCATTCCGTAATCCAGAAGACATGCGCCGTGCTTGCCGTATTTTACAGCGTAGTCTATGCAACATTCTTGACTACCAAGATTTTTTGAGTATTCAAAGTCAGTTGAGCAATCAAGAGATCAGTCCGCTGGGCATTGGCATTACAAACCTAGCCTATTGGCATGCCAAGCGTGGCCTACTGTATGGTGAAAAAGACTCACTCCAAGAAGTTAAATCGTGGATGGAGCATCAGGCATTTTACCTAACCGAAGCCACAGTGGAGTTGGCCAAGGAACGTGGACCATGCAGTCACTCAGGATTGACACGTTACGGCAAAGGTCAGTTTCCGTGGGAACTTCGTGCCAAGGCTGTTGACGAGTTAGCCAACTTTAAACCTGAACTTGATTGGGAAACACTGCGTGAGAAAATAAAGGTTCACGGTGTGCGTAATGCTACCTTGATGGCAGTGGCACCTGTGGAGTCGAGTAGTGTTGTGATCAACAGTACGAACGGTATTGAAATGCCCATGAGTTTGATTACTGTTAAAGAATCAAAAGCCGGTTCGTTGATTCAAGTTGCACCCGAGTATAACAAGTTGAAGAACAAGTATCAACTCATGTGGGAACAGAAAGATTGTGACGGCTATATCAAAACAGCGGCAGTAATTGCAGCCTACGTGGATCAAAGTATCAGTACCAACACGTTTTATAATCCAGCACACTTTAGCGATCGTAAAGTTCCAACTACCCTGATTGCCAAGAACTTGATGCAGGCACATCGTTGGGGCCTAAAGACTTTCTACTATAGCTTGATTAACAAGCAAGGTAGCAAAGGTCAGGATGAGCCTGAAGCAAAATTAGAAGCAGTAGACTTTGACGATCAAGAAGATTGTGAAGCTTGTAAACTTTAGAAAGAATAACATGAAAAAAATATTATTAGCATTATTGGTAGTGGTAGCATTGTCCACATTGGCCTATACATTACATACAAAATTCAGTGGCACCAACAAGGCCGAGTCAAAGACTACATCGGGTCTAACAGTGTGTGATGGCAAGTATGCGTTATGTGCAGCATCAACTTGCAAACCTACAGGCAAGATGATCACCGGCAACAATGGCACACCTTATCCTGAAGTAGAGTGTCGTTGTCCTATTCTTGAAGGTCGTGCTATTGCTGACACCAAGGCCGGTAATATGCAAGGATCATGCACACCAACAGACAGTCAACATGTCTGGAGCCTGTTTGCTCCTAAGTTATACTATCCACAAGAAGCCAGCAACTTTAGTACCAAGCACAAAGATATGAAGGCCACAGTTCAAAAGTGTGATGCCAGTTTAAATCTTGGAGACAAAGCAAGTAATTGTTTTAGTTGGAATTGTAAGATTGGCGCCGACGGTATTGCCGTATGTTCATGTCCAACAGGCCAGGTTCCAGCCGCTACTACATTCTTAACCGAAGCAGGACAAGGTAACCCAGAGGCTTGTAGCCAGTATCCTGTGAGCCTACCAATACAAAACCCACCTGGTAATTAAAATATGAGTCAAGCGCAATACAACTTAAAAACAAAAACCGACTACTTACATCGCAAGATGTTCTTAGATCCAGCAGGTCCTGTGACTATCCAACGCTTTGAAGAAGTCAAGTATAACAAGATCGTTAAATTTGAACAAGAAGCCCGCGGTTTCTTTTGGGTACCAGAAGAGATCTCGTTAACCAAAGACGCCAACGATTTTAAAGAAGCCACAGACACAGTGCGTCACATTTTTACCAGTAATCTGTTGCGTCAAACAGCATTGGATAGTTTACAAGGCCGCGGACCCACACAAGTATTCACACCGGTTGTTGGCATTCCTGAACTAGAATCACTTATGTTTAATTGGGGATTTTTTGAAACCAACATTCACAGTAGAAGTTACAGTCACATCATTCGCAATATCTACAACGTGCCCAAGGATGTGTTTAACACAATACATGACACACAAGAGATTGTGGACATGGCATCCAGTGTAGGCAACTACTATGACCAACTACACCGGATCAACTGCCACAAAGAAGTAGGCAGCCAATACTCTGAAGAAGCACACATTCGAGCCATCTGGTTGGCACTGAACGCAAGCTACGCTCTTGAAGCATTCCGCTTTATGGTCAGCTTTGCTACCAGCTTGGCCATGGTGGAAAATCGTATCTTTATCGGCAACGGCAACATTATCAGCTTGATCCTACAGGACGAAATCCTACACAAGGACTGGACTGCTTGGATTATCAATCAGGTGGTCAAAGAAGATCCACGTTTTGCACAGGCCAAACGAGAGTGCGAAGCCGAAGTGTATCAAATGTATTTGGATGTTATTCGTGAAGAAAAACAATGGGCTGATTATTTGTTCAACAAAGGGCCAGTGATTGGCCTCAATGCCAACATTCTCAAGGACTTTGTGGACTACACAGCCGTGGGCGCACTCAAAGAAATCGGTATCAAATACCAAACGCCTGCACCCAAGACTACACCTATTCCGTGGTTCAACAAGCATGTCAACACCAGCAACAAACAAACAGCACTTCAAGAGTCTGAATCGACTAATTATGTCATTGGCGTAATGAGTGATTCATTAGACTACGACGCATTACCAAATCTATAATAACAAGGAGCATATTATGAAAGCAATTGTATGGAGTAAGTATCACTGCCCTTATTGCGACCAAGCAAAGGCATTATTAACACAAAAAGGTATCCAGTTTGAAGAAAAGAAAATTGGAGATGGCTACACTAGAGAAGATCTATTAGAAGCAGTACCTAATGCAAGAACTGTGCCGCAGATATTTTTAGACGATAAATTAGTAGGCGGATTTACAGAATTAAGACAACATTTACAAGGATAACATGCAAGTAGAAAAAGACCGGGTTTACACATTTAAATTAACCAATGCCGATGAAATAGTAGCAAAGATAATAGACATCACTGATGTTGCCTATATTGTAGAACAGCCACTCAGTGCTGTGCCCACAGAAAAAGGTATTCAATTAATCTATACTGTGTTTACAGGCAATCCCAAGGAAAATGTGACTATAAATAAAACAGCAGTAGCAATGATTGTTCAAACTCGTGACGAAGTTTGTGATCATTACTTAGAGGCTACCACTGGTATCAAAACCGTGCGTAAGCCTTCAATTATAATGGGGTAATAACATGCCGGGCAAAGGGGTTCAACGTGTAGGAGATTTAAATTCGGGTGGTGGCGTGGCATTAGGGCCAGGCCATAACAATGTGTTGATCAACGGACGTCCAGCACTGATACCTGCTACACCATTTACTCCACACATAGGATGCAATCCTAAATTTCCTATACACTGTGTTGGGGTGGTTGCCGTAACAGGCACATCAACAAGTGTATTTGCTAACGGTCAGCCGCTGGTGTTGGATGGTGGTTCAGACAGTTGTTTCTCACACAAACGTACCGGCGGCAGTCCCAATGTCAAGGCACGATAATGACCACAGGAACATTAAGTAGTGTAAATCTTATTGCTGGTGCTGGCATCCTAGGGAATGTTGGCGGGTATCCAATTGACAGCAACGCAGATCTTAGTAACGCTATTTCAAGTTATACATCAACTAACGTAGTTGCAAGATTTTTAGCTATTGCATCGTCAGGCTATGTTGATCAAAATATTGTGGCCAATACATTTCCAGCATTGACTGATGCCGTGCCTACTGCATATCAAAGTGGTCTGGGTAATACCACAATGACTGCAACTATCGTTGCTGTTAACAATCAATTGCTAGGCAATGGTGATATAGGAAAATTTGAACAGATATTTTCATCAGCACAGGCCTTTGTCAGTCAGACCAATCAATTGATCAAAACTACATTAAATGCCAACTCGCCTACCAACACCACAGGATTTACATCACAGGATAATGTATCCACCGGCGGTATCAGTTCAATCACACAGGCATTTGCTGCATTTGGAGCTGATTTAGCACAACTAGGATTCTTAATTGATTTAAATAACCTAAACAATTTAGGAAGTCCGGCAGCAGTGCTACGACAGTTGGCTGCAGTGACCAACACAACTCCGGCTTTAAATACAGCATTGCTAAATGTTGGCATACCTGAATCCGCTGTAGCAAATCCTGAGAACACAAATTTTACAGACCAACAACAGCGTCTTATCTATGTGGCCATGACACAAATCACCGGCACTGAATTGGCACAAATATTAACTTTGTTGCGTGTGACCACGCCAGGTCTTGTTACTATGGCTGATTTGTTGAATCCTGTAAAACTTTTTCCAAGAAGCTACAATACATTAACTGCTCCTACCGCCAATGGTCTACGTGGTATCTATATCAACACGGACGGTGCAGTCAATAGCCGACTAGAAACAGAATTGCCAGCCAGTGTGTTGGCGCCCCTAACCGGTAATCCTTTACAGAATATGCCGACTCAACTGACATGAGCACCTACAGTCAACTACGACAGATAATTCCAGCTGATCAAGCCTTGGCCAGTAAAGCCCTACAGGCCGGACTCCAACAGGTTAAAAATATTTTTGACACTGAGCTTCCGGGGTTGGCAACAGCCACAGAAGGTTTAGAAAGTAACATTGGACTTGATGACATTGGCAATTTAACTGGTCCATTGCCGGCCAATGTCACAGCATACTTTACAAATACCTTGGCCACTGGATCTGGTCCGCAAGGCCTGTTGTTGTTGACTGATGTTATTGGCAGCGTTGCAGGATACAATATTGTTGGCGAGATATCCAACACCGCTGCTGTCTTAGGCAGTATGACATCGTCTGGGGATTTTACATCTTTGACTAATCCAACTACCGGTGTTTATACAGTAATGGAAAAGTGTATTGCCAATGTCTACACGCACGAAGACAGCGATCCTGAAGCGGGAAATTCTTATACCGTAATAATTCCTCCTGGACTCCCTGGAGCTGGAACCTATGGTCCAGCAAATGCAGCCAATGTTGCTATTGCCAATGCGTTTAGCGAAGGACTAAATCCGGCCATGGTTTCTATTGTAGGAACCATTGTGGCTGCACATCCAGCCAATGTAGCCAATACCACTGCCAATTTCAATACTATATGCAATCAACTACAAACACAAAACACCAATCTGGCCTTAGCTGGTGTAAATTTTGCCAACCTGGTTTCAGGGCAACAGGCATGGAGTTTGGTCTACAATTTATCAACCACTGGATTAGAAGTGGTCGAGGGTGGACCTGCTTATGTGTTACAAAGTGTAGCCAATACCAATACGCAAGGTGGCCAAGCCATCATAAGCACTATGCGTGAATCCCGCAATCAAAATCGTCTAGGTCTAGCCGGTATGCAAACGGATATCACAATCAGCGATCAATACCCAGAACCTAGAGCCAATTTGGGCGACACTCAATATACAGTGGCTCAGGCCACTAGCCAAAAAATTATTTAATTTTACCAAACTGTGTCAACTAACTGTCGTTCCTAGGCGTTATTATAGTATGCTAGGAGGCATTTATGTATGAAAAAACCACTTCAACTACTATTAATCGCAAGTCTGATAACGACAAGCGCGACAAGTTATGCTCATCCTTCGGGTCATTATTATTGGGGACACAATCATTACGGATGGGTTGCCCCGCTTGTGATAGGAAGCGCAGTGGGGTATGCGGTTGCCACAAGACCGCAACCGGTAGTAATACAGCAACCGCCACCTAACATATATTACCAACCTCAAGCACCTTATGGTTATCATTATGAAAACATTCTTGATGCTAACTGTAACTGCTACAGACTGGTTCTGATTCAAAATCAACCCTAAAGGAAATATCATGAAATCAATCGCACTTGTAATTGCAACCTTGTTTGCCGCAACTGTATTTGCCGCTGAACCAGCCAAGGCTCCAGCAACACCAGCTTCGGCTCCTGCCAAAGTAGAAGCCAAGAAGGACGAGAAGAAGCCTGTCAAAAGTGAACCTGCTAAGAAAGACGCACCTAAAGCAGACGCAAAAGCCGCTACTCCGGCCGCGAAGTAATTTTGGATTAGAAGACAGTGACTTCATTGTAGATGATGAAGTCACTTTTGGACGTAATCGACGAGCTGGCGAGTTTGGTAAGTTAATTCATGAAGATGAATTGTCGGACCATGTAAAGTTTCGATTATGGCTAGCAAGACAATTAGCACTTAAAAAATATCAAGAAACCTGGGGGTAAAAATCCCAGGTTTTTTGTTGTAAAAACGCCACACTAAAACGGTTGACCCAAAATGACTCTTTTGCTATACTATTGCTATAGTGATAATAAAGGAGCAAAAATGGGTTTTGAATCAGTGGTATTAAATCAAGTGGCCGACACTCTTACACAAGACGACCTGGCTGAATTTTACAACGGCACACTATTTGTGGGTAGCATTAACGAAAAGGAAGCCCGTAGAGTTTTCCATATGTTGAGTAAAAACTACGGTCTGGGCCGGGTTCAAGTAAGCCCAATTGGCAACACCGGCGAATATGCCTTTGACTTTGTTGCGAAAAAACAACACCAAAACGCTGAAGAATTTAGCCCGTTTGCTACTGTAAACAGCTAGGTTGACCAGAAATGCCCGATTTGCTATAATACTTGTATAGAAACTAAAAAGGAGCACAGTATGAAGCTAATGATTACTACTCAAATCCAAGAAAACTACGGCGCCCACGACTGGGACGGCACAGGTGCTTGCCCTCAGTATTGGAAGTTCAAGGGTGGCAATGATTACTCGTATTCCTTGGGCAATTATCTACGCAACCCCGAAGCCCTAGCCGAGTTGGTGCAAACCTTCCGCCCTCAGATCGAGGAAGACAACGAAGGTTATCGCGAGTATATTATTAGCTGGTCTGTTGAAGCCGACGACTACCTTACTGACTTTGAGAAAAGCCAGTTGGAGTATGATGGTTCTATCACCTACCCTGCCAAGGAACTCAAATTGTTGGAGGCCGCATAATGGCAAGTAAACACATTGAAGGCCTGGCAGTAGAGATTTCATTGTTGAACAATGAGTCACTTTACCAACTGGCTAAAGAATTGGTAGCACGATACAATGACCGTGCTGATTACTTGGACATGATGATTAAAACTGAATTCCAAGAACAGTTAATGGCTTACAATGAACGTCAAGCTCGTAAAACCAAAGTGGCCCAGGCCATTGCAAAAGATTTAATTGGAGTATAATATGCCTGAAATCCAACTCGACGGCTTGAATCAGCGCCAGCAGGTGTTGGCAGATATCATGTGGAGCATCGAAGAGTGGTCTGATGTAGAACGGTTTATTGAGACCTTGCCCAAGCGTGAACGTATCGAGTGCGAAGGCATTGTAGAAATGATGAAGATGGAGTTGGTAGAAAGTTATCGCAAAGATGCAAAAGTTGAAAATACAGTAGAAGCATCTAAGTTGATTGACAAGATTCGTAAACTTTAATACAATATAAAATATAGGAGCCGCAAATGGGATTTTTTAAAGACATTGAAATTGAAATTATGGCATGGCAAGACCAAGGCCGTAGCATTGAAGACACCTACATTTACTTTAAAGATTATGTGGCTTACGAAGATGTGGTTCGTATTTTTGCTCGTGACTGTGATGAAGAAAATCTTGAGATTGATCTCGACGGTGGGTTGAGTGCAGTAAACGAACAGGAAACAGCGTAATGGAAAAAAAATCTTTGTATAACATTCAAATGACCATGAAGCGCAAAGACATCATGACCTTTGTGAGTGGTTTGCATGATATACAAATGGACATGATCGAAACTGTAGTTGTCAGTAAAGAACGTCAAGGTTTTCCAGAAGCCTCTGCAGTGATTAAACACATTATGGAAAAGAAATGAAACAGGGTTCATTTCGACATTGGTGCAATGAAAAATGGTTTGAGCACAAGGATGAACTTGAGGCCTATGGTCAACCATTGGAGCATACTGCACAACAGTATTTTGAAAAGTATAAATTTTGGCTCAAGCGTGAATATCGTCACCAACAAAATGATTAAACAACTGGTTCTTGTCAGCGCAATTATGTTAGGTGGGTGTGCTACTCAAGCACCAGTGGTACCAACATCGGTAACATTGCCTTACTACACCATGGACACATTCACGGCCAATTGTTTGTATGGTGATACTCAACGCAAGTTTCTTGAAGAGCGAATTGCTGAATACAATCAATATCATCAGACTCGTCCTTACACAGAACAAGATCGAGCCTACTACATCAAATTGAAAAATGCACTATGGGGGCTGAGATCAGCATGTGGCGCAAACCGTTAATTGTATTGACCATGGCTGTCGCTACCACGGCTCAGGCCGAGTGTTATGTTAGGTCAGCAATGACCAACCAGACTGCCATGAGCATTACCAGCATTGCCGATGTGCAACCGTTGGTGGTGCCTATTTCGGCCACACAAAACAAGTGCATAGTGAATTTTAGAGCACAAGTAAACGGGCAGTGGATCACGGCCGAAGGCGAAAGTGTTGGCCCAAAAAGTCTAAGTGAGGCTTTACTTTGTAAAGGTGCAATGGATCAAGGACGCACTCAGATACTGAGTCGTGCTGATGGTAAAACTCTGGCCATGGAACAAAATATGGTATGCACTGACCAAACTATTCCCAAAACACGCCGAGTCAACATTGGGGATCTTGTGCAGGAAAGTGAAGTGATACCGCATCCGCATTTTCCAAAACGATTTGTTTATCACAATGCCACATGTCGTTGGTTTGCTGAACCCGAAGTTCGAGCCGGTGATCTACGACATCAACAAGGTATCATCTGTCGTGTAAACGACAACGAATGGCAAGTGGTTGACAAATGGTAAACTTTGTAGTAAACTGTTATTATATTAATCAAACCCGAAAGGTGAAGAAATGAAAAAACTCATAATTGCAACAGCAGTGGCAAGTGTGCTTACAGCCTGTGGAACCAGTGGCACCAACTACAGTGCTCAATACAGCAACCAAAATCCTGTGCAGTCGTCTCAGATGGCTGCCGCTATCAAAGAAGCACCC